GGAGGACGGCAGCCAGTCCGGGCAGAAGAACCGGGACTTCCTTAAAAATCCGGGAAGCGGCGGTTCGCTTGATCCGACCGGTCACAGGGTAATTCCCAAAGACCGCGATGAAGATAACTGGGATGACTTCTAAACCAAGCCTGAAAGAGATCCGATGCCCCATCTGCCATAAGCTCCTGCTGTATGCGGACGGTCGAGGGGAAATCGCTTGTCTGAAATGCCGTGGCGGTACGCTCGTGATGTACGACACCGACCACGACATCGTGAAAATCCAATATCGCCACACAGAGCGCCATTAAGAGCGCCGCACAGTACGAACACGGAGATTACTCCCAACGTGCTATAAGCGGTGCTCTTATTTCATTTTGGAGGCAGAAACATGGGAAAGAACAGAGCTGTGCCGGGGCAGCTCAAGGTGATGGAGACTGCCAACCCGAAGCTGTACGCGGTGGAAATCATGGCGCTCAACTCAGAGGTCAACCGCAACAACTGGCAGTACATAAACCTTGAGAAGCATCTGAGCGAATTTCTGGATATCCCGATCCTGACCGCCTATGTCATGGGCGGGAATGTGATTGGGGACGGCCACAACTACAACATGAAGCGCGACCCAAAGACCGGCGAGGATTACCCGTCCTTCACGGCATCGGATGCGGAGCGCATCGTCGGATGGATTCCCAAAGACGAATCCAATGTCCGTCTTGAAGTCATTGACGGTACGGAATGGGTCATCGTCAAGGGCAACCTGTGGTCGTGGTACGCCAAAGAGCTTGTAGACCAAATTGCTCGACAGGGGAGCATGGAGGTTTCTATAGAGACACTGGTGACTGAGGAACACCAGAGAGAGGACGGCGTGGACGTTGAGGAGAAATATATTATCCTCGGCATCACGATCCTTGGCAACGGCGTTGAGCCTGCCGTAGCCGGGGCAAACATCAAAACCCTCTCTGAACTTTCGGAGTTGCGGAGCAACATGGCTGAAAACATTTTGAAAGCCGCAAGCTACGCAAAGCCGGACGAGAACTCACTGGAAGACGAGCCGTCTGCGGACGAGTCTTCCGACAACATTCCAAAGGACAATGAAAACAAAGGAGTGAAAAAGCGCATGACCTACTTTAGCCGCAAAGAGCTTGCGGAGCTGGGCAAGAAGTTCCCGGATTTCAAGGTTCTGGCCGCTGTGCAGGACGAGAACGGCGCTATCCGGGTCTGCCTTATGGCGAAGGACGCCAGCACTTCCGTTTACAAGATGGACAGTATTGACGACACCATCGTGCCTGAGAAGTTCCGTCGCGCCGTCGCCAAGGTCAACTTCATTCTGGGCGAGGACTGCGACAACGCCGAGATCGATGCCTGCGAGATGACCGAAGAGATGGCCGCCGAGGTAGCCGAGGCCTGCGACAACGCCGCCAAGCTTCAGGCGCAGCTCAACGCCGCCAACGAGCGCATCAAGGCGATGGAAACTGCGGAGCGCACCCGCCGTGTGCAGGCCGCCAAGGATAAGGCCAAGGCCGTCCTGAACGGGCTGAACGCCAACCGCGCCGCCAAAGCGCAGTTCGAGGACTCCATCCTCGACACCGTCATTGCCGACATCGACGCCGGTAAGTACACCGAGAAAGTGAACGCCGACGGCCTGTGGATCGGCGATGCCGAAGTCGAGCGCGACGTTTCCTTCCTGTGCATGAACGCGCAGAAAGAGATGGATAAGAAAGCCGCCGATGCCGCCAAGTCCATCAGCATCTACGAGAAGTTCAACCACGCCAAAGGCGAAGAGCCTGACGGCATCGACAGCCTGCTGTCCGGGCTGGACAAGATCATCTGAATAGGAGAGTGAGAGAATAATGGCTTTTACTGCTAACACCGCCTTTGAGGCGCGTATCGTCAACGACCGCTTTGACGATCTGGCTAACATCGCCGGTAAGTTCTACGTCTCCACGACCGCTACTGACTGCGATGCCGGTCAGCTCTGCATCCGCGACAGTCTGCTCAACTGCGAGGGCTTTGCGAACGTGAAGAACGAGAACGCCTGGAAGATGGTTACTGCGGAGGACGATACCCCCGCGACCACTCCCATCTACGCCTGCGACCCCCACGACTGGCCCCTGATCGGGAACAGCCGCAACCTGTGGGCTGTCGGCACAGAGACCCTCGGCCTTGGCATTCCCGCCGGTCGTTACGGCTCTTTCCGCCGCATCCATTTCGACAATGAGTCTGTCTACCGCTTCGGCGTAGGCAACCTGAGTACCACTCTGAGCACCAACCAGTACCTGACCATCAACGACAGCGGCAAGCTGGTTCCCGCCGCTTCCGCTCCCAACGCCGGTCTGCCTTACTTCAAGGTGATGGGTACAGGCAACTTCACCGAGGGTGCTTCCGCCAGCTTCGGCTATGTCGATGCTATGGCCTGTGTGGACTGAGGAAAGGAGGTAACGTGCAATGAAGCTTTCGATGAACAGCATCAACCCCAGCGTGTTTAAGGTCTCCGCCAACGAGACTGCCGACAACACAAAGGCCCGCGCCGATATCGTCGGCACCGGCCGTATGCTGGCTTACGAATACGCCCGCAAGGGCGCTTCCGCTGTCCGCTCCGCGATGGGCCAGAAGGACAACGAGATCGCTTCCGTCCTGTCCGCTGACAAGTACAAGGAAGCCAACGACAAGTTCCAGCGGGCTCACCTGCTGTACGCCGCCCGTCAGGCCGATGCCGTTCTCGGCAAGGTCGGCCCCAAGGACTTTGACGAGTTCAAGCGCCGTGGCGCTGAGTACGTCAACAACAGCGTCTTCATGAAGGTGCTCATGGGCATCTATCAGGAGATCCTGACCCCCATCCTGCCCCTGGTCTACTCCGAGGCTGTCAGCGTGTTCGCGGATGTGGTCGAGGTCGGCTTCGGCGAGACCTACGAACTGACCATTTCCAGCAACGACATCCCCGTGTTCCAGGACAGCGCCTGGGGTGCCAGCCGGAGCGTTCCCCGTAACCGCTTCTACGAGAAGCAGTTCACCCTGAATCCGTCTCCGCGCACCTGCCAGATCAATGCCAAGTGGACGCAGCTCGTCGGCAACAACGTGGACTTCGGCAAGTACTTTGCCAACCTGTCCGCCGGTATGTATGCCAAGACGATGGGTATGTGGAACGCCGTGATGTCCGCCGCCATCGTGGACACCTCTCTGGTTCCCTCCAATCTGAGCGTCACTTTCGACACCCAGAACTGGGTCAAACTGGCCAACCGTCTGTCCGCCGTGAACAGCACTCCGATCAGCAACATCTTCGCTTTCGGCTCCTACCCCGCTCTGGCGCAGGTTCTGCCCCAGGACGTGACCGGCAGCACGAACGTGAACATGGATGCCGCCATCGCGACTCTGCTCGGCGCTGACTACACCCGCGCCGGTTATCTGGGCGAGTACATGGGCATCATGCTTCGGCCTCTGGTCGATGTCATCATCCCCGGCACCCAGAACACCACCGTGGACACCATGCTGTCCGACTCCACCATCTACATGATGAGTGGCAACGGTCGCAAGCCCCTGACCATCGGCTACAACCGTGATACACCCATCACGCTGGAAGTCGATCCTTCCAAGGCGGGCGACATGGAGATCGCTGTGAACATGACCATCGCCCTCGACGCGATTGCCGTGTTCTCCGACCACATCGGCGTCGTCAGCATCTGATGACACATAACGAGGGGCGGCAACCCCGTCCCTCGTTTCCATGCTGTCGTAGCACAATGGCAGTGCAGCCGCCTTGTAAGCGGCAGGTTGGGGGTTCGACTCCCTCTGACAGCTCCACAACAGAATAAAACGCCATGAAGGGAGATTTAGATATGGCGAATTACGCGACGATGAAGAAAGACGAACTGGTCAAGCTGGCGGCAGAGAAAGGTCTGGAGGCCGACGGCAAGACCAAGGCAGAAATCATTGCCATGATTGAGGAATCGGAAAACGTGGCTGAACCAGCCGAAACTGCCCCGGAAAAAGTGGAAGACCCCATGCTGAAAGCCCTGCGTGAGCAGAACGAGATGCTCCAGAAGCAGATGGAACAGCTTCAGGCGCAGATGCTTGCCATGCAGAGACCGCAGGTCATCCAGATGGCTGCGGACACCGAGCGCGTGTACTTTCTGTGGCAGGCAGACGTGGCCGACTACAACCTCGTGACCTTCGGCCCCGGCGGTATGTACGGCAGCATCACCGGCAAGACGGGAACCTTCAGCGTCCCGAAGAACGAACTGAGCCGCATCCTGAACACCCGCACAAGGGGCTATCTGGAGAAGCGGTGGCTCATTGTTCTGGACGGCCTGTCCGACGATGAGCGCGAGAGCCTGGGAGTAGCCTACAAAGAGGGAGAGATCCTTGACCGCAAGGTCTTCTCCATGATGGTGGAAATGGACAAGGACGACATCTGCGATGTCTACAAAAAGCTTTGCCCAAGCCACAAGGAAATGGTAGGAAGACGCTTCTATGAGGCGTGGCAGGCGCACAACGAAAACGTGACCCGCGAGAAGGTCATTGCCCTGCGCAACATCACCAGAGAAAAGGGACTGGAAATCAAGGCGTTCCAGACGATCCTTCAGGAAATGAACGCCGAGGAGGAAGAATAATGGTAAGCAACACCAACATGATTATGCACTACCGGGGGCTGTCTACCGACATGAACACGAGTGCAATGCCGAGTTCCCCGCCCAACGGCAGTGACTTTCTGGAAATCGACACCGGCAAGGTATGGTATTTCGATGCCGACAGCGGTGACTGGATCGATCCCACCGCCACAGACGATGCCAATAACGGCTGATAAGGAGAAAAACAATGAGAGAAGTCATCATTGAGGTGATCGTTCAGGTCATCGGCGCTTTGCTCATGGGCGTCATCGGCGTGGCGTTCGCCTACCTGACCAAGCTGGTTGGGAAAACCAAAGAACTTGAGCACGTTGCGTCCGCTATGGACGAGCTGGAAAGCGTCGTCACGACCGTTGTGGGCGACCTACAGCAGACGATAGTGGAAAACCTTAAAGCCGCCAGCGCGGACGGCAAGCTTTCGCAGGAAGATATTTATGACCTCGGCAAACTGCTTGTGATGAAAGTCAAGGAACAGCTCAGTAACCCCGCATCTACTACTATCCAGGCGGCGGGCATTGACATGACCGAAGCGATCCACAGCATTGCGGAAGCCTACATTGCGAGAATCAAACGGGAAACCAACTTTATCAACATTGGGGAAGCGGTTGAGGCTGAATAAGCCTCCCCTTCCCGCCATTACATAAATTGGAGGACGCAGACATGGCGCTGTCACTTGAAGAACAGGCGATCACACTCAAAGAGGTGGAGGAGCGCAGTAAAGGCAACGCCCGCCGCATCGAAAGCCTTGAAAAAAAGGTGGACGATCTGGCCGATGTTGTCGGCGTCCTCCAAGCTATGAAGAAGGATTTGGAGTATCTGACCAAATCCGTAAACGAAACGAGCGCCGACGTAAAGGAACTCAAGGAGAAGCCAGCGAAGCGGTGGGAAGCCCTTGTGGAGAAGATACTCTGGGGCGTGGTCGGCGCGGTGCTCACATTCATTCTCGCTAAAGGCGGACTTTAAGTTTTACTAAGTTTCACCGAATCGGTGAAACGCCTATCATCAATGAAACGTACCGATCTGGTGTAATGGCAGCACACGGGACTTTGACTCTTGCGGTGGTGGTTCGAGTCCAGCGGTCGGTGCCAAATAAAAAGAAGGTGACACAATGACAATTGAGAGAGGAACGACTCAGGAAGTTACCATCACGATCAAAGGGTGGAATCTGACCGGGTGTGATATATATGTCACTTTCAAGCAAGGCGCGAGAAAAGTAACAAGGAATACGATGGACAGCGTGACCTACGCCAACAACGCCACGAAAATCGTGCTGACGCTGACGCAGCAGGAGACGCTGACCTTTGAAGATAAAAAGTCGGGACTTGTTCAGGTGCGCTGGGTTGACGCTTCCGGCGATGCCCACAAGACGCAGACGGCAAGGTTCGATGTCGATGAACTACTGTACGAGGCAGTGCTCACGAAGGAAGCGGATGACAATGGCTAACCATATCGACATCAGAACAGGAGAGCCTGCGGAAATCACGCTGACAACGCCGCGAAAGCAAAGCATAACGATGGAAGTCAGCGGCGGCGTGAGCGGAGACCCTTACGAGGGGCCGTATGAGGTTACTCCCAATGAAGAAACACAGGTACTTCGGACGGCTCAGAAAGTTACACAGAGAAACGTCGTTGTAAACCCGATCCCGTCCAACTACGGACGAATTGCCCGAGTGGGCGCAAGACTGAGAGTGTTTTAAGGAGAGATAAGAACATGGCGAAAAATGTAGTTATCCGCGACGTGGTGTACCAGGACGTACCTTCCGTCGTGATTCCCCTGTCCGGCTCGTCCGGGGAAGCGGAGTTTGTTGATACGTCCGATGCCACGCTTAATAATGCTGCGCATCTCCCCTCTGGCGAGAGCGCCTACGCCAACGGCGTAAAGTATGAGGGTACGGCGGCTGAGAATGATTCTTCCGACCTTACCGTAAGCGGAGCAACCGTGACCGCCCCCGCAGGCTATTATTCCTCTTCTGCGTCGAAGAGCGTTGCCAGCGGCTCCGCAACGGCACCGGCTACGATTTCCGGCACGTCGGCGACAGTCAGCACGGGGACGAACACCCTGACGCTGTCAAAGAGCGTGTCCGTTACGCCCGAGGTTTCCGCCGGTTACGTTTCTTCCGGCACGGCGGGAACAAGCTCCGTGTCCCTGACCGCCAGCGTGACCACAAAAGCGGCTGCCACCATCACTCCCGGCACGAGTGCGCAGGAAATTGCTGCGGGGACGTATCTGACCGGGAAGCAGACGATTGCTGGTGATGCCAACCTCGTCGCCGCCAACATCGTATCGGGAAAGAGCATCTTCAATGTGGCCGGAACCGCCAAGATCCCGGTCATCTCTCAGGACAGCACGACTAAGGTCTTGTCCATCTCGTAAGGAGGTGGGCGTATGGCTAACCCCAGCATTTCCCTTTGGGGTGCGACATATTCCGCTGTCCCCGGAGTAACTCTGCCGACCAGCGGTGGGGGCGAGGCGACTTTCCAATGGGTAGAAGGAAGCCAGACGATATCCGAAAACGGCACCTACGATGTCACGGCGTTGGAAGAGGTCGTGGTGAGCGTCAGCGGGGGCGGCACACCCGCCATCTCCGTGGTGGACACCACGGACTCCCACGGCGGTACGATCCGAACCATCACCGCGCTGAACATCTCCGACTCCACGCTCACAACAGCCGACCAGCTTGCGCAGGGCGTGACCGCCTACAATAAAAACGGCGTAAAGCTGACAGGCACCGGCAGTGGCGGTGGCGGCGCAACCGAGCACACGATTCATCTTGAATTTACGGACAGCACCGACACGGACATCGAGGTAGACTATGACGATTCTCTGATAGGCACAATGCTTACAGCCTATAGCCCCGGCACATGGATGTACAACAATAAGCAAGTATCAGAGGCTCAGTTGGACGGCGTGACATGGTATACGGCTACGATAATCCCGCTCAATACTCAGCTTGTTAACTATACAACTTGTTCCTCTGGTTATGCTATCGGCGAAGAGGCTGAAGTGTTCGAGCAGGAATGGTCGTATGTAACCGATTATATCCCTGTTGACCCAAGCATGACGTTTAGTTACAAGGCTTATTTATGGTTCTATATCGGGTTTTATGATGAATCGCATAATCCTCTGAGTGCGCTCTACGTTTACTCTGACGGTACACCAGACCCTACCTATAACAATACTGGTTACGGTACTTTGAGTGGCGTCAAAATTCCATCGACCGCACGGTTTGTGCGGTTGTGTGGTGAAGGTGTAGGAAGCGACTGGATCTCGCTGATTCGGACGGCATGAGGAGGGGGACAATATGGCGATAAGCAAAATCATTTACAAGTCATCCTCTTCGGCGCAGGGTGAGACGTGGATGGACTTGACCCAGGACACCGTTTCCGACGCAAGCCATATCCGCAACAGCTATGTTGGACACCTGAACGACGGGACATCCGCCACCGGCACATACAGCGGCGGAAGCCCAAGCCTGCAAGCGAAAACGAACGTCGCCCCCACCACGTCGAGCCAGACGATAACCGCTGATACGGGGTACGACGGTCTGAGTTCCGTGCAGATAAACGCCATGCCGTCCGGGACGGCGGGTACTCCGACCGCAACAAAAGGAACGGTAAGCAACCACTCCGTTTCGGTCACACCGTCCGTAACGAACACCACGGGCTATATCACCGGGGGAACCAAAAGCGGCACGGCAGTCACGGTGTCCGCTTCGGAACTGGTAAGCGGTTCTGAAACCAAAACCGCAAATGGGACATACGACGTGACCAACCTGGCAAGCCTTGTGGTCAACGTCAGCGGTAGTGGTGGGCTTACGTTGATACAGACAACGAGCCTTGGCTCTCTGTCAACATCGTCCACATCTGCCACGGACACGGGGAAGACAGTTTCCCTCGCATCCTCAACAAACTGGGATGACTATGACCTACTGTTAGTGGATATCAGCGTGGACACCAAGACCAATGGCAGACACACATCTACCGTATCGTTCGTCATCCTTACAGGCACAAGCAACGTCACTACGAAGAACACCTATACAGTCGGTGGCAACAAGTGGAACAGCAAACTGGGATCAACTGGGACGGCATCCACACGGCAAAGCACCTCAGCATATGGTGTGTATATCAACGCCGCGAGTGCATCAAGCAATACGCTGACTCTGACGGTGTATTACCGATACAACAACAACAGTACAGGCACTCTCAATGGCACATACACTGCACGGGTGTACGGAGTCAAGCTGATCGACATGATAGGCGGTTAAGAAAGGAATGATTCCCTATGGGGACAACATTTGAACAGATTGAGTGCGCCGCAATGACGTACATCAAGAACGATTTGTCCCTCGACTGGGACTTGCAGAACCGTCTGCCGGTATTCTACCGGCGGATGTGGAACTATATGCAGGCGGCCATCCCCCTGTTCAACAAGCCGCCGACGATGATGACGAGGCTTCATAGAATAACAGCGCCGGAATACTCCGACGTTCTGTTCACCGTATCGGAACTGAGTGCAGACACCACAGTCACCGTGGAAACTGAGATTACGGAGATGGATCTATGTTCCGCCGGTATCGTTACAGAGGACGAGTTTGGCAATCCGCAGTATCTGCCTTTGACCGTGGACAGCTACGACGCAGAGACAGGCACCGTGATTATCTCCGGCGCTGTCACTATCGGGGACGAAATAGATATTGATTTCTACAAGTCCGGCTCTTTCGACGCCGAACTGAACGCGACTGAATGCGACATCCTTGCGTTTTGCATCTACGACGTGTGGGAGCATAGGTTTGACAACAACGCATTGGAGAGGGCTTCCAAGATTCGTGACGCGAACTTCACGACCATCTCTGAGGCAAGCCAGACGAACGCGGGAACTGACAGGCAGACAGCGGTTGACCGACAGCTTTTCGACAAGCTGCGGATGTACGAGCAAAATGCGGCGTACATGAAAACCGTTGCAAATGCTCCCCTCTTTTGACAACGAAAGGACGTGAGTGCTACGGCTGATATTGCGAAAATGGCGAGAACCGCCGGAACACTCTGCGGCGGAATGCCGAGGGGGAAATCCAACCGGGCCTATAACGACGGAAGCCTGCAAACTCAGTATTTCCAGAACGAGACGCAGGCGTACACGCAGCAGATGGGACCGTATGCGTCCAACGTATACACCGCCGAATGTCAGGGATTGAACCCGGATAAATTCTACGACTGGCAGACAGTACAGATCCGCTCCATCCGGGCGGCGCAGGCACAGACAGGCGAAACAATGCCGGATGACTGGCAGCGCATCTACCTTATCAATCCCGCAAGGTATACCTACATTCCGCAGGGTGCCATGCTCAAGTACGCGGACAACACTTGGATCGTGTACAAAGGGAAAAACATGGAAGCCATCCTCGGTGCGGCCATTGTTCGCCGGTGCAATGCCGTCATCAATGTTCTGGACTGGTATGGCAACATCGTCCATGTGCCGATGTCCTACTCCAAAATGGGAACGCTCGGAAACGCGACACACGCCACCGAGAACACCATTACGTCCAAGAACTATATCGCCTGCATCTGCCAGCTCAATGAATACAGCAGACAATTCTATGAGAACACGCGGATCATTTTGGGGAACACGGCCTACGCCATGAGAGGTCTGGATGATTTCACCCGCGAGTTCACCGACGATCCCGACAGCGTTCATCTGATGACGTTCACCATCGAGCGAGTGGAAGTCCAACCGTTCGACAACGTGGAACTGGGAGTTGCGGACTACGAAGGGTTCTCCTGGAATCTGATGGTAGATTACAACAATTCCATGCGGCAGGGCATGACGCAGCAACTGAGCGTCAAGAGCAAGCGAAATAATATGGATGTGGAAAGCAGCGAGTCCCATCCGGTGTCGTACTCTTTTGAGTCCAGCGAAGAATCTGTGCTGACGGTAGATGAAACGGGGCTTTTGACGGCGGTGGGCGAAGGTGACGCAGAGATCACGGTTACTCTCGACCAGAACCCCAACGTCACGCAGACGGTACTCATTCATGTTCCGGCTGCTGAGAACGCTTATGTGGCGTTTACGAGCACAATCCCCGCAAAACTTCACGAATCTGAGGTGATTACTCTTTCCGCCGCATGGTTCGAGAACGGACAAGCCACGCAGAATACGGTGAACATCACGTTTACTGGGCCGGAAGACGGCGTGTTTTCCGCCGAACAAACCGGAACAAATACATACACGCTGACGACGTATCACGCCTCGCCGATCCCTCTTGTCATTACGGCGAGCTACGGAGATTACACGGCAACGGCGCGTGTTTTCATCACAACATAACAAAAAAACGGAATCATTTGTGGGTACAGCTTCGCGTTATATGGCCGGGGTGGGAGCCAGCGTCGCAGAGAGGAACATATTGCCTATGACGATAAGTCTGGAAGTCAAACGCAAGTGTGTTGAAATGAAGCGCGAGGGAAAGACATCGACCGAGATTTATCGGGATTATTTCTCCACCGTGCATGAGGGAATGTCTTATCCGACATTCAAAGCAAAGCTAAAACATTGGGCAAAACAGGCTTTTGCCGACCCCGAAACGCTGAAAAGCGGCACATATCCAGGATTTGTCGCCCACGGAGCGACGGTCCAGGTCAACGGAAAAGGGGAAATCGTTCAGGTGTGGGTCAAGGAGCACACCGATGACAACCAAATGGCGCAGCTCCTTGAAACTATCGGCAAAAACACAACGCCAATTCTGATTGAGCGCACAGAAGTTGCCGATACAGAACCGGAGATGCTGGAAATCCCCCTGTTTGACCAGCATTTCCCGCAAAACGACCACATCAACACGTTTATTGAACTGTCAAAAATCGTGGAAGCGCGGTCGTGGGACGAGATCGACGTGATTATCGGGCAAGATATGCTGCACAACGATGACATGAGGGGGCGCACCGCGTCCGGCACTCCCATCGAAAAAGTGGACATCGTGAAAGGTTGGGAGCTGGCGCGGATCTTCTACACTTCCCTGCTGAAATGCTGTCTGGAGCACACAAATAGGCTGAAAATCACCTATTCCAAAGGGAATCACGACGAGAGCCTGACATGGGCGTTCATCCAAATGCTCAAATCCATGTTTCCACAGGCGGAATTTGACGATTCTCTGCGGCAGCGCAAGTGCATTTTCTGGAACGGATGCTTCATTGGCATCACCCACGGCGCTTATAAAAAATCCTCTATGGAGGATATGCGCGGGCAGTTTACAATCCAGTTCCCGGTGGAATTTGCCTCCGCAAAGGTCCGGGAAATCCATGCGGGGCACCTTCACCGCGAGGAAGAGCGGGACATTTACGGCGTTATGCTCCGAAGATTGAGCAGAAAAGGCGTCGAGGACGAGTGGACGGACGACGAAGGATTCGTCGGAGCCAACAAGCGGTTCATGGTTTTTCGGTGGAAACCCGGAAGACTGGCCGCAATCGAATACGTTTGAGGATACGAAAAATGGAATGTCGCTATGCCTACATGAAGCAGCACATTGACTATGTGCTGTGCAAAAAAGAACCTGAACCCACAAGATACGACCGAGAGAAGCTGTTTCACGCCGTCTGCGCCCATCAGGTGCATTGCCCGCGTGAAAACTGCCACAAGCTTTCTTCCGGGTGGGAGAAATGCACGAAGCTGAGAGAAGCCCCCAAAACGGCCTATGAGGATATTTTCCCCGACATGATCCAAGACCCGGACGAGGCATTCAAACCCACCAGAAAGAGCCGCAGGAAAGCCAAAACGGAAGAATAATCCGTTATCATATATTATACAGCCGAAGGGAGAAAGTTAGATGGCTGACTATGCCGTTGAGATCACAGAGCAGGACGTTCTGAACGCCGCCGCGTATGTCAATATTTCGATCAAGGAAAGGTACGCGAGAGCCGTGGCGTTCTGCTGCCTGGAACCGGTAGAGGTAAAGTACGAAGAGGACACGTTCCCTACCATGTTCCGGGAAAACAAGAAAATCAAGGCGCAATACCTCATGGGAATGCTTGCCACGCTTCTGCGCAAGGAGTTTTCCTCTCAAAAGCTGGCGTCCGGCGAGGAACTTTCTGGGTGCATGGACGAGCCGGAATACGACGCATGGGCCGCAAGCCATGTCATGAACCAGATGGAGCGCCTGAAAAAGTGCGGCAAGCCGGAGGTCGTGAACAAGCTGTTCGACCTGCTCTACGACTACAAGGCATTCGAGATGATGCTGACCGGAGCGATCAAGGACGAACTGGAAGTGAGAAACGACCCCTTCAACCGCACTATGCAGTGGTTTTCCATGTCGGCAGCAGACGCTGCCGTAAAGGAACTCGTCAGCGAAGAGATCATAAAGGCCATTACGAATACAAAGGGTGACGCAAAGTGAGCGATTTCTGGACAGGGATGGAGCCATCCCACTCCTCCCCTTACTGGCCTTACCGCAAGGTGGTCGATGCCGACACACTGGCCGGAATGGAGCAGATGCCGTACATCATCTGCCGGTATCTGATGGATCTGCCCGACGGCACCGGCTATGTACCGCCCACGGACAACAGTTTCCCGCGTGTTCGGCTGAAAAAGCTCCTGTACTATGATGGGCCACTGCCGTTGAACGAGCCTTGCCCAACGCCGGAACAGATGCGAAGACTGTTTTTCGACCCGGAGAACCCGGACAATCCGCCGGACCAGGACAGAGGCTATCGGCTCTTTCCGCAAAACATGGTCGAGCAAAGCTTCGCCAAAAGCAAGTCCATCGTGCGTGTATACATGGGTGACGCGAACACTCTGGAGATGAGCGGAGCTTTCATCACAAGGCAGTATGTGATGTTTGACATCCTGTGCAATGCCTCCATAGAGAGCAACACGGGCATGACCGCATCCAGCCGAAGCTACGACATCCTTCAGGCGATTAAGGAAGCAACGGCGGGTATAAGCTTTGGAGGTGTGGGGCCAATGATGGCCGGACGCATTACCCACATCGATGACGAGCGATTTAACCTCGGATTCAAGCTCTACACCTACATCGACTGGAACGCCGACGCTCCGAATCCCAACTTCTCCTAACACTTTTCATACAAATATACTTCTATAAAAACGCACTTTTCGTATCATCATGTTTTCGTCAAACAAGCCGAAGGAGATTTAGATGGCTGTTGATAAATACCAGGTTTTGTCCCCGGATGCCCCTGTCATCTATGAGGGACTGTCGTTCTACCCGTTGCTGGTGCGGGACTACAACCATTACGCAAGGGCAAAGCAGGCAATGGAACTGATGCTCGGCTCTCTGCCACCGAAGCTGGCTCGGCTTCCGTGGTGTCAATGTTTGTGGGAACTGGACAAACAATGCGAATCGCAGACGGGAAAGATAGGAGATTTTCTTGTTTCCCTGATGATCGTGCTTTCGAGGGCTTTGCGGCTCGAAGCCCCGGAGGGCATGGTAGTAATCCCGATGCGCCCTGTATTTTCGCAGGAAGGACAGCTCACCGCAATCATGGTCGGAGAGAACACCGGAGACTATGTACTGCTCAATATGCAGCAGATGGACACTGTTCGGAAAATTCTTGCCGAACAGAACGGTTACGACGTGCCGGATGAAAACTGGAACCCGGAACTTGTCCGCGCTGCACAGTTGAACGCAAAGGGAACAGCGGGAATTGATTATGATTTTGAAACCCTGCTGTACTCTGTCGCAGTCAACGCCCATTGCCGGGTAAAAGACATCTGCGACTGGACGATCCGGGAGTTCCACGGGATGCAGGATGCCATAGACCGAACACTCGGCTATCAGATCTACACGCTGGCAGAGCAGAGCGGCTATGTGACATTCCCCAAGGGAAACCCGTATCCGACATGGAAATTCGACCGTAAGAGCGATCTTCCCACCGGGTTCAAGTCCATCAGTGAACTTGATGCCGGAGCAAAGGGATTGGTCGCAGGAACATGATTTTGGGCGATTTGTGAATCGCCCCACAACAATCCAAATAAGGAGTGAACAACAACTATGGCTTTCACTTTTAAGCCCGAAGAACTTTTCAGCAAAGGCATTGTCTACGCCGAGTTCTTTGATCCCGCGACGGACGACCTTCTGGGCTACAGCCGCTATGTGGCTGACTTCTCTCTGGCCGGTGCGATGAACAACGGCGAAGTCGAGGCCGGTCCGGGCAACGGTCTGGTTATGATGATCCCTGACTCCGCCCGACTGAACATCACTGCCACGACAGCCGATTCCGCGCTGAATAATATGGCAATCGCCGTGGGCGGAACTCTGTCCGGGTACGGCGTCGTCGAGACGACCACCGCCATTACCGCGAACAGCGCAACGCTTCTGCTGGCGAATGCCGTCGCTCCGCTTGGCGGAGATAACGGCGCTGTGTGCTACATCCTCACATCCACCGGCTCCGACCGCGCCACTGTGGAGGCGCAGAGCGGCATTGCTCATGCCGTTTCCGGTGGTGCGATCCAGAACTTCGAGGCCGTCAACGGCAACACCTACTGCGTGAAGTATTTCTACTCGAACAGCTCCGCGCAGCAGCTCACCGT